ATTTAAGTTTTATAAAATGATTGCTAGAACTATTCATAATGCAGTTCCATCCGATCAATTAGAAAATGATATCTTTAAAAAATATGTAACCAGTAAGAAGAAACTGAATAAAAGCGCAAAAATTATGAATTTGGATGCGATTCCTAACTTACAGTAAAGTGAAATATGAACAAATATAATTCAAGGATTATTCAAGGATAGTCGAGAGAATATATTCGAAAATACAATCTTATTAGTCATGAAATAATTTATTATTGTTTAATAAATTATTATATCTATTCTCTCTTCCTGTTATGTAAAATTAGTATTTAAAATGCTGGATTATCAACAAAAGCCATCGTTGCCTTTCCACCACCGGTTTTTGCACTATTTGTATCAAACTGAGAATACAAATATATCCCCACTACTGAGGCACTATAAACAAATAAAGACTCTTTAACGATTACTTTCAATGGCTTCTTATCATCGTCTGCCACAAATTTCATTTCTATAAATTTAAATAAGAAGAATATGGTCGATATGGCTAAAGCATATATAAACACTTCTGTCATTTATATTAACTGAAAATAAAGTTTCTTCCTTTTTTACGAATTATATTATACTTTTCTCAAAGGTTTTGTCATACTTTTCCCAAAAGTATAAATAGGTTTTGTCATACTTTTCCCAAAAGTATCTAGGTCAATATTTCAATTTCTTCTAGACCGATTGGGACCTTGTTCGTTTCTGTTGGTTTTTCTAAATCATGTACATCTAATTCGGTCAAATTTATTTTTCCACCAATCTTTATTTTGTCTTCCTCTTCTTCGTCTTCCTCTTCGAGTTTTCTAGCTTCCGCTCTTTCCTGACTTATTTGTTCTAATCTCTCCACTGTTTTTGGCGCAGCGATATCTTCTATTTTATTGTCCGTCCCAATGGCTTTATCAATGTCATTAAACTGAATTCTATCGGTCTCTTGTTTTGATTCGGTTGGGACATCACCAAGTCCTTCAAGTGGATCTATTTTCAATTCTTCTTCATCTAATTTTGAAATATCGTCGTTGTTTTCATCATTCTTGTCATCATTCTTGTCATCATTCTTGACTAATTCTTCTTCTACTGGTTCAGTGGAAATAATTTCTTCTGATTCCTCGACTTGAACATCATCCTCAATGGATTCGTCTAAATATACTTTCAAAATGTTTTCTACCGGAATATTCTCTCGAATAGAATTTAATATTTGTTCTCTCACTATCATTTCCAATTCACGATTATGTTTTTGTATTTGGAGAGGTCCAACATTCTTCTCGAACAAATAAATATTGGTATATATTTTTCTCGCCGTGTTGATGTAAATTTTATGAACGAAATCACTAAGGGAAGGCACATTAATATCAATCTTTTTCTGTTGATTTCCGACACGCATACAAGTTAAACTCTTCAATTGAATAATATGAACACAACTGATTAAATCATTCAAATAACCACAGTTGCTTTTTTCTACAATTCTTTTTGTTTCCTCTTCTACAATGATTGGATTCCATTTGGGAATTCTTGCTAGGAAATTTTGATAAGTCATCAAATATTTCTCCATCTCGTCATTTTCTTGGCATAGTTTCCACGACTCGTCAAAGATAGATTTAAATCCCTCGATGACCAAAGGTGTGAAAATATTGATTAGGCGAGCACACCACTCATTTCTAGACTCTTGTAAGCTTGATACGGAATAGTCGTCCATTTACATAAAAGAAATATTTTCTAATGAGTAATCTAAACGCTTTAATATGAAATGCAATATACACGATATTAATAATCTCTCTTCTCTAAATTCCTTCTTTATTTTTTGAATAAATACTAAATATTCGTATTTTTTTATTTCTTCTATTTTCATGTCTTTAATATATTCTACCAAATCCAATGCACTATATCCTTTCTCATATAGAATGTCACTGATTTCTATAACATCTTTCTCCTTTATTTTTTCCAAATCGTTTTTAAATTTCGTTTTTTTTTGCTTATCTAGTTTCGTACTGGAAAAACATTTATCCAAGTGAAATTTATGTAGATTAATCTCTTTGCCGTTAACAACTGGAACTGGTATGAATACCTCACAAAAACGCGACAATATCGGCTTTAATAGTTTATATTTGTCATCTACAATAATGAAAAATCGTGTCGAATGACTAAATAGCTCGATACAACGTCTCAATGCAGATTGCGCGTCAATAGTCAGTTTATCGGCGTTTAATAAGATGATGCTTTTAAAGATACTTCCTTCTTGTAAATTAATATTTGTTCTTGCGAAAAATTTCAACTCTTCACGAATAAATTTGATGCCTTTTCCGTGCGCACAATTGACAATCATAACATAATTCTTCATATAATTCGGTTCGTTTTTATAGACTTTTTTTAAGAAATCAAACAATACCATTTTCTTGCCTGAACCGGAAGAACCGTGAAAGATTAGATTGGGTATTTTCTTATTCTCAATAAAGGTATCTAATTTTTGCGCAATATCTTGGTGAATAGTTAATGACATGAATATTATACTATTTATGCCATTATATTTAATACTTTTTACGTTATTCTATATTATATTTGTTCTAGGATTATTCTATAACCGTTGAATGGCTGATTTTATTGACCCTATTAATAATAACAATAAAATATTTGTGTCTATTGCTTGTTTTATGGATAATGATATCATTAATACAATAGACGAATGTTTAGTCAAAGCAAAATATCCAGAAAATATAATATTTGGAGTATGTCTTCAATATGATCCTTCAGATAATTTTTTTGAAAAATATGATAATCATCCTCAAGTTAAAGTAGTAAAAATGCCTTATAATGAGGCAAAAGGTCCAGCATATGCGCGAGGATTAATATATGATCTTTTTAGGGACGAAGATTATTTTTTTCAAATCGATTGTCATACGCGATTTTTTCAATATTGGGATGATAAAATAATAAACCATTATACAAAATGTTGTTCAATATACCCAAAGGTGGTTATTTCTCATTATCCTATTAATATTAATAATATGAACAATGAAGAACACTCTAAACAAATAGCTCATATATCTACAGTTAGATGTATAGATGTACGTCATGGAATAAAGACTCATGGGAGGTTTATAAATTCAAATTCTCCTCCAAAAGAATCTTATGGAATTTCGGCAGCAATGTTATTTTTTGATAAGAATACTTATTATACTGTTCCTTTTGACAAAGAAATATATAATGGGTTACAATTTGAAGAACAAACTGTTTTAGCCGCGCGATATTGGACACATGGATATAATATATATCAAATGAATGAACATGTAATTGCTACAGAATATATAACAAATACGAAACGATATAACGTTAGACCATCTACAAATCCTATATTAAAACAAAATACTCATGATAAATTGTATCATATAATGAAATTAAAATATGATGGAAAATATGTAAATAATACAAACAGTCTGTTAGGTACAGAGAGAACGATTGAAGATTATTATCGATTTTTACAAATTTATGATACAGTTGTTTCTACATATCCAAATAATTATTTAAATAATAACGAAGATGAATCGAAAAATGTAAATGATTTAAACTACTTATGCGAATCTTTATATGATATCAGTATTAGTAATGATAAAAATATTATTCAAGGATTGATCATCAATATGACTAGTGCGCCAGACAAGTATTTAGACATGTCTAATAAATTAACTATGTTTGAAATTCCTCATAAAAGATTTAATGGAATTATAGGAACTGATATTTATGAATCATTTAAAAATAATAACAAGTTTTTAAATAATGGATATACTTTAAGACCACATCAAATTGGATGTTGGCAAAGTCATTATATTATTTGGAAAAAAATGGTGGAAGAAAAGATTGATAAATTATTTATTTTTGAGGATGATTGTTCGTTTGTGAATGATTTTAAAGAATTGTATAAAAATACATTAAATTTATTAAAAGACAAGGAATACGATATTATATTTTTAGGTTATAGTGGATGTAGTGTAGATATTAATAATGATTTTCATTTAACACCTGATGGATGCCCTAGATGTTTGCATAGTTATATACTATCATTAAATGGAGCAAAAAAAATGATTGAACGGATGACTGTGATAGACTATCCTATTGACGAGACTATCGGAAGAATGTTTCATAAAAAAGAACTAATTGGTTTCCGTTCATCTTATATATTATCATATCAACCTTGGCAAAAACGAAAAGATAAATATCCATTACCCAAAACGTATATCAACGATGATAACTACAGTAGTTTAGTTTGAATAACCAATTATAAAAATAAAGAATCTCAGTGTAAAAAATACACACTATTATATGAACAGTATAAGTGTTTACATGGGATATATTTCACTATTTTGAACTTGGTTTTCCTTAAAAAAATTGGATTTTACTGCGTATGTTGGATTATCTTTTGTTTTACCTTCGATTTCACTGCAGAAAAAGGTGATTATCACTCGTCTCGACCCATTTATCACTTGATTCACTTTATGACTACAAATCCCAGGAAAGATTAGTGCGCAATTAGCTTTTGGTTTTATTTTAAAATTGTATTCTGGTAATTCAAACTCACCTCCTTCATAGTCATCATTCAAAAACAGAGACATGGCGTATCTTCTATGTTGAAATGGACTAGGAGTGTCACGATGAGCATGAAATCTTCCATCGGTTTCTGCGTCATAACTACAGATTTTATACAATTCTCTATAATTCACGTCAAAATTGAATATCTTTTTTATTTCAGGAAATAAAGACCTTGATAGTTTATTATCGAGATCTATTTCTAGTTGTTTGTCAGGGTGTATATGATGTCTATTCTTTGACGAAGTATTGTGTGTTTGACGTTTGAGATTATTATCATCATAATAATTTTGAATTTTCGATAACAATTCTTCACTCAAAACATTCTCGATTAATAAATAGGGTATATTATGATTACTATATTTGTTTTGTTCTATTAATTGTGTGTTAAAGTCACCTACTGATTCTAGCTCATATTTATTATATATTTTTCTGTTTGGAGTCAATAAATACATGTGTATTTTTTCATTACAATCTTCAAATAAATTATATATTAGCGTGGTATTACAACATATCGATTTTATATTATCTGGTGGAGTTCCTTCTTTGTATAATATTATATTGTTATATCTAATATCGTGGTTAAAATGAGTGATTTGTTCTATATTTTTTACGACAATAATCATAAATTCTTTATCATCGACAAAATTATGCATTTGCTTCGATTGACCTGACTGGAATTGTAAATTGATGAATGGAAAATAATCTCCTTCTTCTAATCTGTAACTAGAACTAGAATTGAATATCGAATTCATTGTGTAATTAAATATTAATATACATTTATATTAATATTTTTAATCAACCTTTTTAACCAACCTTTTTAACCAACCTTTTTAACCAACCTTTTTAACCAACCTTTTTAACCAACCTTTTTAACCAACCTTTTTAACCGACTATTAAAAATTTAATAACTACCCAAACTCTTGGTATAAGGATTCTCTTTGAAGGCGGTCAATATATCCGGATTGATTCTCTCGCAATCTTGACAATTATCATAATATTGCGGCATGTTGATTTTTCCGTATGTTTCCATTGAAGGAATGGTATTATTGATACTTCCATTTCCATTTCGCATCATGGCTCTGTTGTTATTTCTATCTGCCTCGTTTTTATCAATTTGAATATGTTGTTCGTTATTCAGTACTGCCATACCACCTTGATTTGGTCTATTTTTATACGTCTTATTGACATTATTTCGCTGATTGTATGCCGCGTTATAGAGTGACACACCAGTATTCATTCCACCATCACCGTAATATTCCGTGTTTGTTGTATCTCTCTGCTGTTCTACAGATTGTTGGTCTGATACTTTATATCCACCATCACGCTGTCCTTCTACATTCAAATGATTATTGTCCAGTAACCCTTCAGTCGTCTCTTTAATGGTTGTTGGAGCGCGATCTGCTGGATTGAAGACCGGTGGCGCACTGACAGTCGTTTGAACATTACCAGTAGGATTGATATTTCCAATGACATTTTCTTTTCTAGAGGGTCTTAAAATATCCATAATGGGAGCTACAGCTGCCTTCATGAATCCACTCACGATACCGAAACCGTGATCATTTTGTACAGTAGATCTATTATTAGGTAATGATTTATATCCACCAACACCATAATCACCAGCACTTGCTGCCCCTGTCCCCTGTGCAGAAGGATTCGCAATTGGATTGGATTCTAATTGAGGTCGCTTAGGCTGCTGATGCTCTCCTGGCGTATACATTTTCGTTCCAGATGTATTTGAATCTCCACCAAAATATTGTCTCGATGTAGTTGTTCTATTTACGTCTTTATCTACTTGGATAGCACGCGATGTCTGACCCTTTTCTAGACCAGTCGTCGTCAACCATCTATCAGGTGTGTTGATAAAATAAGTGTCTGGTAAATATTTTTCTACTTTTCCTTGTGTCTCTTTTGTGGCTGGTGCATTATTGTAATAATGAGCTGGACCCTCGTGATTTTCTAGCCCATATGTCATTTTTGGATTGGTTTCAGTACGTAACTGATCTACGTTTCTATCAGTCCATTTTTCTCTAGCTGCCATACCTGAATTGAACCCCATTTGGCCTTCTGTACCATAACCGGCATCTAGTCCAGGTGCCACTTTTTGCTCATCCCACAATTTTACATTTGACATTTTTGAACCTGGTATGACTCTCGATTGATAAAAATCACTTTGATTTGGAGCACCATGCGAATAACGAATGTCTTTTTGAGGAGTAAATAGGGGTGCTTGCTCCTGTTTTCTTATTTGCTGACTACCTGACCCAATCATATTATCCAATACGGTTTCAGAGATGTTGGCGTCTTGCGTACTTCCTCTCATTTTTCCACCGAAAAAAGGTGCCATATTATTATGCTTGAAATTCGATTTGTTCATATCATCACCAGTTAAGCTCTTGAACTCAGTTGTCTTTGAAATATTTCCAAACTGGTCCGGACCATTTTTATATTCCTGATAAACAGATGGCTTGAAATAACGGTCAGTCACTGTATTTGGGTCACGATATATATTCGGATTGTTATTATTTACTGCCGCTGTTTTGGGATAATTAATAGGCAATGGCTCTGAATTTGGTAATGAATTCGCTGGCTTACCCATGCTTTCATATCCTTCTTTTTTTTCTTCTTGATTGGATGCTACATATAATCCTCCTAATGCTAATAATGGTACTGCTAATTCCATATTTTTATATATATGTTATATAAATATTTTTATATGACATAATACGATATGATAATGATTTGATTTAATTTAATTTGTTGTTATAATGGTCTCACTAGACTGGTCCGCAAGTGTTGGTAGTAGAACAATTATTGACATTGCCTCCTGCGCCAAATCCTGAAAATGAATTTGCTGCTAAAACATTGCTATTACCAGAAGATATACAAGGAGCCTTTGCCACGAAATAATCTTTTTCTAAAATGCGCGTATCTAAATTGTTCTGAAAAGGAATGCAT